CTGAATGCCAGGCAGAAGTCATCAAGGCAAAGGCCGCTTTCGGCGCGCAGTAGATGAGCGACGAAACTGCCAAAAGTTATCTAGCAATAAGATCGTCGTGGAGAGAAATGGTGCCCAGGGACGGAAGCGACGCGAAGTCCCGAAAAACCGCAGAAATCCGCCGTTTTTCACCACTTAGTACCCGGCGATTGTAGCACCTCTTTGTATCACCCCTCAACCGGGTTTTGGTGCCCGGTACGTGGACGGATACCTGACATTCGGAGGCCAAAATCCGAATCTGAAACAAATCAACGTCAAGGTGATAAATTTGTACTGATGTGGAAATCCTATTGGATTTCGAAAGTCGAAACCGAGTAGGCTTTCTTTAGCCAGTGGCGGGATGGTATGCGCCGAGTGGGATTCGAACCCACATGAAAACCGGTCTAGGGTGTTTCGACTGATTCGCAATCAGTTGCGTCTGCCAATTCCGCCACCGGCGCGTGAACTACTTGCAAGATGGTTCGATTTGTCATCAAACCGCAAGTATGAAATTCAAGATATAGTCATTCTTTATTGTTGACCCCGCTGGATATCGTGCTCCCCCAGGGAAATCGCCGCGTCAAGCCGGTCACCCCCCGGAAAACGTGCATCCAACCCTCATCCGAAACTGTCGCGTCTCGAATCTCGCTGTGCAATCAGCGGTTTATCGTCCGCTGAAAATTACTGATTTAAGCCAAGCTTTTCCCGCCTAGCCTGGAGGAGCAATTCCCCGGCCATCTGCCGGGCCTGCTCCAGGGTGATTTCCCGAACATCACCAAGCTTAGGCCGCAATTGCTTGTCGCCTCTCCGGTAGTACAGGCCATAGCTCCGCTTGCCCTTCGGGGTGATCTTCAAGAACAGCCCTTTCACGCGGGTATCCCACACGATCACGTCCTGTGCCTGTGGCGCCGTGGTCTCAATCAATGCCTGTGTCAGCTCAAGTTTCATGCCCCCTGAATAACCGAGATTTTCCTGGGACTCTTGAAAACCCGCTAAGTAGGAACTAGGTTCATTTTAGGTAGCAAATAGGTTGCTACTGGATAGCAAGGGGATCGCACATGAAGTCTTTATTCGCGTTTATCACAGTCCTGGGGCTGCTAACTCTGGTCGAGTCGTCTGTGGTGGCACAGTCCACCGGGACCGGTGGCCTAGGCATGGCCGCACATGATCACCCCAGAGCCGGGGAACTCGCCCAATCCGAGCTTGGAATGCCCGGCCATGATCACCCCAGGTCCGGGGAGGTCGGGGACCTCAAGTGAGGCTGCTCCTGATCGTGCTGGCTACGGCGCTGGTCGCGTTCATCGTGTCCTGGTTGTTCCGTTCGGATCAGTCTTTCCAGGTCCGGTTCATCCCACTGGAGTTCCCAAGCCAGCCGCAAACCATCGATATCTGATAGGAAACTAGCCCTCTTTACTGAGGGCTTTTTCTTGCCCTATGATGAGAACAAATCAGGAACTCAAGAAGTATGCAGGCCCGACCAAGTGAAACCTTAGGCGATCAGATAAAAACGCGAATTAACGTAAAATGCGTTGTTTGCCTGCATGTCGGAACCCTAGAACTCGGGCCAATCGTGAAGCGGCTAGGCCCTGCCTATCCATGGTCTTGGTTCCTGAAACGGCTCCGCTGTGTGAGTTGCGGAGCGCGGGGTTCCACGTGGCCAACAGTGCTTGAGCAAGACGCCAACCAAGAGAGGAAACGGCGATGATCAGTGAGCAAAGCATCTTTCGCACCGCTGATGAAATGATCCGAATGGGAGGCTTTGAAACGGCACGGAAAGAGGCCCTGACCTACGCGAACGAGCTGCTACAGAAGCGGGACCTGGAAGGCCGCAGGGTGTGGCTCCAGGTGCTGGACGCGATAGAGGAACTGCAACCCCGTCACTAATACAGCTTGACAGATTCGTTTTTGGTGATCCCAGGCCGCTTGACAAATGCACGACATGCGAGTACACCCTCGCTCGTGATCGCGGCCTGTCCGCGTGATCCGTCCGAATTGTCGGGGTTGTAGAGACGTAAAAGCTACTCAGCCACCAAGGCCCCCGCTTGGATCAGTCCATAGCGGGTTTTTTGTTGGTCGCCCCCTTTCTCTGATTGAAAGGGCATTCGATGAAAAATTTTTCCCTTCCTACTTGTAATCCGAAATTCGGCCCCCAAATCCAAATGATCCGGGCCGAAATTCTCCATGTCCGGGTTTTGAGATTGCCAGTCTTTTAGACGGGGCTAAGGGGTTCGAACCCCCGCTATCTCACCAACTCAGCCAATTGCTGCTGTTGCGGCGCTTCCAGGCGGAAGCGTTGAAACCCACGCTCATACACATGGAGAAATCAAATGAGCAACATTTCCAAAATTCAATTTCGTGCCGTTCCCGTATTCACTCAGGACGGCAAAACCTATGACGTGAGGGTTGAACGCTCATGTCCGCAGCTCGTGGAATTCCAGGTTCAAGCGGATTCCCTGAGAGAGGCTGAGGCCTTGGCCTTCTACGAGCTGCAGCGAGACTATTGGGAGCCTCATCTGGGTTGGACGAATGATCCGGTGAATGATCGCGCCGTGTCAGAGCTTCAATATCACAACATGGCGATTGAACTCGATCGCACTGATGATGATCAACCCAAGGAATATGTTTACCTGGATGATCTAGACCTCAGCGATTGCACCACACATGACGAGCCTGTCTCACCCATTCAGGCCCCTGCTCTGGTCGATGGTGTTTACCGGGTAGAGAATGGCGTGATCGTCGCGAAGATCGGGGGTGAAAAATGAGACGCCCCAGACAGACAAGGCCCGAAGCAAGGTCATTACTCGGAAGTGAGAACGCATCAGCTATCGCATTGCTAATCACAATCGCGAATGGCGCTCTACTCGATCCAAAATTAGTTTACCGTCAATCAGATTTGGGTTTGCTAGAGGGGTTGGGATTTCTAGAAGTAGCTAATGACGGATGCTTCCCGCTTCTCCAACTCACTCCGAAAGGAAGAGCCGAATATACTGCACTGAGAAACCGGAGAATATCGCTCAAGTTTCTTGCACAGCTTGAACCCCTTACTCTTGAGGAGTTGAGCGAAGCATGAGCACCTATCTCCGTTCTGACTCGCTGCAAAAGCTCTTCCCGGTTGATGCTTCGCGGATTCTCGATAGGGAGCGGGAAGCTGCTGAACAAGCCTTGCACTCTGCCAGTACCAGAGCCAAAGCCTGGGGTAAGCGTAGGATCAAGCGAATTGACACCCTACATGATGAGACTTTTGGTGATCCGGCTTAAGCAGATAAAAAGTAGCCTCCAAAAACTTAGGGCCTCCAGTGGAGGCCCTTTCTTTTACCGCTTCTTGTACTGCTTCATTATGGGAGGATTGCCCATGTACTCAAACACTCTGCACAGCATATCGCCTAGATTGTTTGTCTCTTCCACTTCACACTCACAAACGGTCTGTGCTGCGTCTTCATACGAATTGGCATTCGCCAGAACCGGCTCACCATCATGAACAAGATGATGTTGTCTGCCTGGGTGGCCTCCTGGAATGGTACCCCTCACCCACTTATACTTGACGACGTAATAGACTTCGCGCTCATCATCGTCCTTGGTTCTGTCGTCCACCGTGCTCTCCTATTTCCGTCTTGCCCCAGTCCCTGGAGGCTAGCATAGAATACCCGTAGAGGTCGATATTAGCCGGATGGAATTGCGGGGGATAAAATGAGCAGCGAAGATAAAGCCGAGGAACCCGGCATATTTGATCACTTGGACGACTACACCCGTGTCTTTGCATATGTCGGAAGATTTTTCGGGCAATGGGCTACAATGGAAGCGGAGATAAACCGGGCAATTGGAAAAGCTCTAAAGCTAGACCTGCTACAACAAACAATCCTTACGGCTGAGGTTGACCTATCGCGACGAATTCAAATTCTAAGGACCGCGATTAAACTATCTCCGATGACAGATGAGGATAGGAAAAATATAGGTGAACGGCTAACCGATCTACTGAACAACAAGGTTAGAATCCGTAACATTATCGCTCATAATCTCTTCCACATAACCGAAGACCGCAAAGGGATTCGGTTCTTCTACACCAAGGTGAAAGGGACACTTACTCTTGATCCCGTGGTGTATTCTTTTGAATTTCTAGAAACTCTTGCTGACTATCTACACGACACCACTAGCCTTCTAGAGTCCGTAGATGAAAAAATAATTCCGCCGATCTCAGCCGAATTTATCCGGGCTTTATCTCAGATAGGCACTCCACCAACCGGAGGCCTTCTTGGTACCTACTTGCCATCTCCGTCTCTTTCACTCCAGGAAGCGGATAAAGAAAAAGAGAACTAACGCTTCCTCACCCTCTTCACCGGAACCCTAGGGGCTGGTGCTGGCTCAGGCTCACGCATGCGATGCACGATGATACGTCCATGCTTTGTGTACTGGAAAATCGGGTCTACTGGTCCAGCCAGTTTCATCATTCCCAGTGTGTTCTCGGTGCGGGACTCTCCGCATCGATCACAGTGGAACTCACGGTGTATGGTGTCCTGGAGGATTCCGGGATTTCCCTTTGCCCAATCAGTCCGGGTTGTGATCCTGATCAGGGTGAAACTATGGGAGCAAGTCACTCGGGCTTTTCCTCATTGATCACCGGAGAATCATCTGGCTTGTGTCGCACACATCCAGAAATAATTACTCCAAACTTTTTCTGAACAGGACCAATCCGATAATATTGCGGATAGTACGGACCAAAACCATGAGCTTGTCCGTAAATCCAATGGAACCCGTAAAACTCCGTGGTGATCAGCGCGAGAAATTCTTTCTCAAGCTCCTCAATGTCTGCATTACTGATGGACTCAACTTCTCGATACGCACGGACAGTCTTGTCTCTCAGTTTCTGATAATCCACAATAACCACGGGCTTCTCCTGAAGAACTTTCTTGATCCTCTCTCCTGCCGCCTCTAGGCGTGTATTCGCTTCATCCACGATTGCCTTATGACCTTCCCATTGATCACGCGGGACAATATCGTCCTGGGTTAGTCCAAGGTCTGCTAGATTTAACTGGTGCTCCTCATTTTCTGTTGGCTTGTGGTATTTCTCATTCACTATTGGTGGCCCCCACTAGGTTCCGCAGACAATCCCGTACCTGATCTAGATTCCGCTCATACTTGCTCAGGTACTCTTGAAATGCCTCATGTGCTTCGTCAATCTTGGCCGGATCACTCCGAGTGATCGCCACGAGCTGGCAATCTCCTGAGCCACAAATTAACGCGATAGTTTCGCCTGGGTTGATCTGGTTTCCCTGTTCAAGCTTGTCATATCTGATGCAATCGCTAAGAGCCTGCTTGTTCCGGCAAAGGTACTGATGCAGTCCCTTGAGGAAATCCAATTGATCCGAAATATTGTTGAACTCAAACACTCTCACTCTTGGTGGCCTCCCTTTCCTCTCTCAATTCATCAAGCATCGCTTTGAGCTTCGCGGCGGTCTCCGCTTCCAGGTTCTCCACAGGAATCGACCACACGAGAGTTCCAGGCACGATATCCATATGAGGTTGATTAAACCGTGAGAGTATCTGCTTGGGTTCGGGTTCTGGACCACACAGGGTGATCCTCCGTGGCTCTGGAAAATGTATCCGCATGGGACGTGTGCTGTTTGGGACCTGCTGTGGGTGCTGGTGTAGGGACTTGTTTGGGGTGATGCCGGGTTCTCGTCTCATGACTGAGGGTCCTCCTGTTTGGCCTGACTTTCCTGGATACTTCTTTTCAGGTCCTCCAGGGTCTGAATCAGTTTCGTCCTATGCTGGAGTGTAGCTTGGTCTCGTGCTCTGTCTCTCTTGGCCAATGCCAGGAATGGTTCTATTGGCGGACACATGTTGGGCTCCTCATCTAAGTTCATCTCATCTAGACTTACTTAGGGAGGCCCACTCACAGGGATGTCCAAAACGCCCAATTCGGGCGCAATTTTGGAGCCGCGCCTTGAGTTTCAGCCAGTAATGCCCGCTAATGAAGCGGGACCTATCTGGGATCGATTGGGGGATAAAATGCGATACCTACTAACCTTGCTGTTCTGTCTGGCTGCATCCGTGGCTCTGGCAAATACGTTTGCGGATGGAGACCTTTCCTCCATTCGGGATTTGCAGGTCCAACTCCTGCAACTTCACAAGGACACGCTAGTTGCCTTTCAAAGTGCTCCCATGGGATCGAAGGAACAAGACTGTGCTACGAGCCTTGCACAAAGCATTGGCGCTATCGAAAAAGACCTAGGCACGGTCAAAGCGTTAACCTGGATCGCCACTGGCATGCACGACAAAGACGACGAACAACGCTTGCTTACGGCAATGAAGGCGCTTACCGAGAATGCACAGAAATCCGCCGAAGAAGAAATTCAACGCGCGAATTTGATCATGACCGAATGTCACTCCAGTACTGGAGTGACTGATAAATACCAAACTGGCCTGACCCTGTTTGATGCAGTCACCAAGCTCTACGGAAGATTTCTATCCCGTCTCCAGTAAGACTTTTAAAAAAACTCCTTGTGATCCCCACCACGCCCAAAGAAAGCGAAATTTTTCCCCGACACGGGGCATGGCCGGGGCAGCTCACGAGCGGTCACCCCGTGATGAATGCAGGAAATCGTTGTCTCGCAGCGGTTTCTGATTGATCCGAAGGCCCGGAATCACCATGTCATTTCAAGCAAGGTTCCATGCTTGGAGTGTCAAATGGTCCAGTTCGTCACCTACATTCGGGTATCCACCCGCAAGCAACAGGCCTCAGGTCTTGGCCTGGAAGCTCAACAGGTTTCTATCGCTCAGTACGTGGGTAATCGTGGTGAAGTCCTGGGTGAGTTCGTGGAAGTGGAGTCCGGCAAGCACAACGATAGGCCCGAGCTGTTGAAGGCCTTGAAGCTCTGCCGGATCACTGGTGCAACTCTGATCGTGGCCACGATTTCGCGCCTCAGCCGTAATGCTGCCTTCCTCATGACCCTCAGGGATAGCAACGTTCAATTCGTCTGCTGTGACCTACCAGAGGCCAACACCCTCACGGTGGGCCTAATGGCGGTGATCGCCCAACACGAGCGGGAACAGATCAGCGCCAGGACCAAGGCAGCACTAGCAGCGGCTAAGGCCCGTGGTGTGGCCCTGGGTGGGTTCCGTGAGGGTCATGCTGGTGTGGCTCAGGTGGCCAGCCTAGGCACCCAGGCACGGCAGGCAAAGGCGTTGAAGTTCGCTGAGGAACTACGGGATCACCTAGACGGGATGACCGGCTTGAGCCTCCAGGCTATCGCGGATCGCTTCAATGTGACCAATGTTAGGACCCCACGTGGAACCCGTGGAAATTGGACCCCTAAGACGGTCTCTAGAGTTCTGGACCGGTTGACCGCCTAATCCACTAGCGCCTGTCCTGAACGCTCCTAGGCCCCTTTCCGGGGCCTTTTTGCTGCCCTCAAACAAAACTATCTGACCATACGAGCGGCTGTGTTTAGGGGGAACTCAAGTAGGTCCAAAAACTACCCCCACATGGAGCATTGATCCAAAACGATAATCCTGGACATGGTTTTGAGTGATCTCCGCTAAGTACAAGTGGAGGATTCAAACAATGACAGATATCGATTTTCTAAGACGTATTCACACAAACCAGCCCACCACTAGGGGTGAAGCAAGCTTCTTCAAGTTCATGAAACAGAACCCGCATATCGTCCAGCGATTCATGGAGCTACGGGAACAGATGCGGCAAGTCCGTTCTAGATATCGGGCCACGCGGGTTGTGGAGGCTATCAGGTGGGATCGGGACCTAAAGCGGGAAGATGGGCGGTTCAAGATCAGCAATGGCCAAAAGGCCTACCTAGCGAGGTTAGCCATGGCCCTTGATGTGGTCCCGAATGGGTTCTTTCAGACTAAAGAGCTTACCCGGTCTACCCGTGAAGCCTACACCCTCAAAGCCTATAGCAGACAACGCCATAACCTAGACCAAGATGATTAATCGCGAGTGACAAGAACCCGCAATGCCCCTCTGAACTCGCTTAGGGCTGCTTTCAGGTCCCGCATAGTCTCCTTTAGGGATTCCATGGCCTCAGCCGTCCTGAGCCGTGCTTGATAGCACTCCTGCTCATGCTTGATCAGTCTAGCCTCTAGCTGATCCGCGCGGGTTTGCTCGTTCTCGTGGTAGTGCTTCCACCATAGCCATGTTGCACCGGCTGCTGCCACGATTGGGCCTAGTATCTTGGCTCCCTCTATCAGAATCTCCCACATTTCAAGCCCTCCTACCCTGCCCTAATGGGAGGTGTCTGTTAATTTTAATCGCTGTGTTCATCCCACCTAGTGAAGCCTTATCTCTGAGTGAGCCCGCTAGCTGAGATCGGAAACTCAGAAGGCTTAGAGCACCCGCAACACTGTCTAGGGCGTCTTCATGCTTGATCTTCGGACCAAACTCCTTGATCTGCTGTAGTAGCTTCCGGGTACTTCTGGTGTCTTCATGCAAGTAGAGGTTTCCGGATTTCAGCAACGGCTCTACATGCATTGGAATGAAGTTAGCCTTGCTGATGGTCCTGGGAACATTTGTCACGGTGAGAGCACGGTTCCCATGTCTACGGGCTGTCTCTCTTAGCTGGCTCGCCAAGGTGATTGAAAAGTTTTGCTCCACGTAGATTTGGTGGAGGTTGTACTGTTCCAGGTAGATCAGAACCTTTTCACACTGCCCATAGAATGATTGGCTTTCATCAATCGGCGGGAGTTCCCAACATCCAAGCACGAATGCCTTATTGTCGGTGGACCTCGCGACGATTGCCAGAACCCGCTGGTCATGGTTGCGTGTTCCGCTAGCTGGGTCCCAATACGCCACTATCTGATCTATCTCTGTCTCTGCATCCTCACCCATGTAATAGCTAGGGCGAACATTGTAGGCTGGTTGAAAACCCACCTGGGGCCACACAACGCGAATATCTGAGCGGAACCACTTGATCATGTTCGCGTCAAAGCGGGTGCTCTGGTTATCATCCGGGATCAGCAGGTATTGGGAGTTCCATTCCGCCGTGCTGATTTTGGAGCGAATCTTGTTAGCCCACTCCATGTCCTGATAGGTTCCGTTGATAAATGCCGTGGGTTGTTGAGTACCTAGGGCTTCATCGCCATTCTTAAACACTGCGAACCTTGCAAACTCGTACTCAACCTGGGCTCGCATGGTGTCATAGATGGTTTGAGAACTCTGAGGAGTTCCGACCACAATAAAGTTTGTAGCCATCATGGCGAGTTCGTTGCAACGCCTCAGCGTCTTTTCGCGATCTCCTTCCGTGGCTGAGTTGTCTGGGACTTCGCAGTCATCCAAAATACAGACCCTGGCACGGTTGCCGGTGATCTTCCCTTCAAGACTAAGAATCTTGAGGCTTGGCCTCATATCCACGTTGAAGCGTTCAACGGTTAGAGAATTTTTGCGCCAGTGGTCGCCACGATCAGGACATAGCCCCGCCTTTTCGATCCAGCTAAAGCTTTCCAGAATTTGCTTGATGAAGAAGCTATTACGTTCTGCGAGATCAAGACCGGCAGAGACAACTAGAATTGTGTCTTGTGGGTCCTGCCAAAGTAGGTAGGTTACGTACAGGCACACCACGTGCCGCTTTCCAGAGCCACGATACGCCCATAGCATTCTTTCATCGGATTTGCCTGTTTGCTGGAGCCAGTCCGCCAGCTCTAGGTGGAACTCTGATGTTTCCCATCCGCGTTCATCGTTGTACGCCTTGATGTAGTCACGGAAACTCGTGTTCGGGATATCTAGCCCGTGTTCCTTTAGGACCTTCCCGTAGTACTCCTGGAGATTCTTTGGTTTGGTTAGTTCTCTTTCTTCTGCTAGAGCATCCTTTTTTGCTCTGTGCTTTGAATAGACGCGGGCCATGCGGGATTACCAGATCAGCACGACTAGACCAGCGTTACCCACTGATCCGTTACTGGTTGAGCCTGCCCCGCCTTTTCCGGCTGTTGAACCTGCTGCGATCCAATCCGCGTCTGTATTGTTGCCCGGATTTATCCCTGATCCGCCCGCATAGGTGATATTGCTGCCTGTACTTGAGGAGCCGCCTGAGCCACCACCACCACCGGCACCTGAGTTATTGGCCATGGCACCACCGCCACCACCACCGAATAGGCCAGCACCGCCACCGCCGCCGCCGCCGTCATTGACACCGCCAACACCTTGGCCACCAGCGCCACCGCCTGGGGAACCGCCTGTAGAACCGCCTCCAGTGCCGCCTGACTTGGCACCAGCACCACCAGCACCACCGACAGCAGAGCCACCCGCGTTCGTGCCAGTGCCGCCTGTGCCACCTGCTGCTCCTGTTGCACCGTTACCGCCACCGCCACCTACTGAGGCGTTGCCACCCGAGGTGCCACCTGTGCTTGCGCCTTGGCCACCTGGACCACCAGTACCGCCGTTATGATTGCTGAGGTCGGCACCACCACCGCCACCACCGGAACCAGCCACACAAAGAGCCGTTGCTGATCTGAGAAGAGCCGAATAGCCACCACCAGCACCACCAGAGGCACCGAATGATCCGTTCACACCCACTGAGCCATTGCCGCCACCCGACCCGACTACAACAGTCAGGGTTTCACCGGCTTTGACGGAGATATCCGAAATTACATAGGCACCACCGCCACCATTGCCGCCTGTGCCTGCGCTGAACCCACCACCGCCGCCACCGCCACCGGCCCATACCTTGACGCGGAGAACCGAGACATTATCTGGGACTACAAAGGGTGTTCCGGTTGTTGCTGTGCTGAATGACTGCTTGTTCTGGAGGCTTTGCTCCTCATTACCGATAATCACCGCCATTTACTGATGCCCGATAAGTTCGACTTTCAGGCCAATGGCGGTTCCGTCTCCGATCTGGACAACGTCAAAACTGATTTCATCGTCACTGCTCAGTGCAGTGGTGCTGAGCACTGGAAGAGTTGCAGCGGTTAGCGTGGTCTTTTCTGTGTTGTCGAAAGTTGGTTTCGTGGAGAAGATCGTGGTTCCGTTTTTCTTCACATCCACCGTTAGAAGCGATCCGCTTGTCTGCGCCGTTACCAGAGAGGCGCGGACTGAGGTCAGCGTGAACCCGTAAGGCATCCTGAACAGATATTTTCCGGTGCCTGCCGTGACGTTCGCTGCATTATTCGTGACGTTTACGATGAACCGTTCGGTCTTTGCGGGAATCGCACTGATTGCAGCGGCTAACCCATCTGGGGTTACTGCGGCTGATATCGCGGAACCTGCCGTGGCTTCTGCTGTCGTCGCATAGCGAGTGATTCCCCGCGTTACAGTGGTCGCATTCGTGACACCACCGGCTGCTAGTCTCGTGACGTTCACTAACTGTGATCCATCACTAGACCACCCTAGGATCAGGTCTGATGATCCCTGAGGAACTGTTGTTGAAGTGACACCGGTTACCGTATCTGCAAGGCGAAATGTGCGATCTAGCTTTGAGGATATTTCCTGAGTGACCAGGGTTAGACGGTCGAAATCTGCATTCGTAACGGAGGAGCGAATAACTCCTTCATTCGCGTAGTTTGTGGTTCTGGCTTGGCTAGTAGCTCGCTGAAAAACGACTGCTGCGCCATTTGCGGGTGGTGTGGTGAATACGACTGTTCCGCCCGTGTCTGATCCGGCTCCGGTCACGCTGTAGTCCGTGTTCAGGACTTTCTGAACACCACCCACATAGACCGCTAGATCAGCGGCTTGAAGAATCTCGAAGTTATAGGTGAATGTGGTGAGAACGCCGTTCCCGGTTAGCTCTGCTCTTGTAATTGTCGTCCGTATTGGCAAATCAAAAACCCTCGTTTAGATACGAGGGTATTTAGGCGGACCGGAAAAATCGAAAGCCCGCGACTATGACGGGCGCGGGCTTTCACTCATGACTGGAATTTGGAGAATTCAAATAGACGGAGGATTAACTACGTCTATTCGTACTTAGGGAGGATCGCTCAAAACTGTGTCCAAATGAAAAGGCCCGAACCAAAGTCCAGGCCTAATCATTTCTTTAAGTAGCAAACATTGCCACTTCTATTTACGGGTGATCATGCACTAAGAGGCTAAAGATAGCCGGTCTTCGTGCTCTGCCTTTGCTTCGCTCATGATCGCGTTATTGATGGACTCGAAAATACTATCAGGGTTTGTGTAGTCCATATTCTCTTCATCAATTCCATCAATCTGCCTTTGCCACTTTACTAGCTGAGATCGAGCAATCTTGATCTTGATATCCCTACTAACCAAGTCCAAGAATTTTTCCACACTCACGTGTCTATTGGTCTCGGATAGCTTCACGAGATGCGGGCCAATGCTGCGGGCCAGATCGTTGTATTTTTCTTCGATCTCTTCCATTTGGCTCTGGCTCAGTGGTTTGGCCTGATTAAGCGGCACCACGTTTGTTTTTGATTCCAGCGGTTTCTTTTGTTGGCGATCTGGCTTGCTCAGCAAGACTACATTGTCAGTCTGTGCTTGTGCCTGCTCTTGTGGTTCCTGCTCCGCTGTACCGGTTATGCGCTTTTCTAACTGTGCAATCTTCGTGTTTACTGCGCGCATTTCGGCCTGAAGTTCCGCGCGAACACGGGATATTATGCGAGCTTCCAACTCGTCCAATTCTTCCTTTAGAAGCTCTTTCACGAACTCTCGGATTTCTTCTGATGGCTTCTTCCAGTGTTTACCGGCTGTGGGGTCTTTGCCGTAAACACTGCGCTTGAACATCGGAACCTCATAGAACTTGCAAAGCTGATCCAGTTCCGACACTGCGTTCGGCTTCACCTTTGCATTCGCCACATATAAAACGAGTCGATTTAGCTTATCTCTGTCAGGCTGAGATAGCGCGACGTTCTGCAATTGCTTGATGCAGTCGCTCAGTGATTTCCATTCTTTCTTATTGAACTTGATATAGCCGTTCTGGCTTATTGGCATTCTCATCTTGATAACTCCTCATGTTGGAGGAGTGGAACGCGAATGACACTTTAGATGTAAACATTGGTGAACTCCTCATTTGTTATTCTCACTTGCCAACCCCTTCTGATGTGAGACCCCCAGACCCGAAGGCCTGGGGGTGATAACAACATCATCGAGGAGATGACTGAAGGTTGCATCCTTCATATGGCTATTTAGGGAGACTGGCCGGTCTCTATGCCACAATTCGAATTTCGAAGAATTCAGACTGAGATCAATAGGGAATCCAAATTTATTTTCTCTATATGGGGACAGGGCCTCTGGCCCTTGTCGGGTTGCCGAAGGCCCCGAACCGCGAAGCGGTGAGGGTGACTAATAAAATTTGCGGCGCGCAGCTGCGCTTCTAGCGCAGAAGCGGAGCGCAATAATTTTATTTTGTTAGACTTATAGTCGATCCGACCTTTAGGCAGGTCAGACTATAAGTCTACATGTTTATAGTCGGACCTTTTTGGGTCCTGGAAAAATGCCATTTTCAGGAAATTCGGATCAAAAATCCCTGTGTTGCAGGCACTTACTGCCAGTCAGTTCGGATTTCAAAAAGGTCCTTTTTTGGTCCTTATGGAAAAGGACGAAAAGGACCAAAAAAGGACCTTTTGGGACCTATGCTCCTCTATCGGTTCTGCCTCTTCATGTGTAAACATTGATGAGCTGGAGGGGACATACCGGCAAAGTAAACATTGGGGGATGCTGTGCGAGTACATCCAAGGGTCAAGGCTTGGTTCAATGCCGTTCGGACTTGGCTTAATGACTGGATCAAGTCCTTTTGGAATTCATGGTTCTCCCAGTGGGCGCTCACTACCGCTGTTGCCTTCACCATCTCCACGCAATATCCGCATTGGAACGACAAAGTAGAGGCGCAGCGGAAGAACGCTGAACAGGAGGCTCAGCTAAACGGGGAAATCAGAAACCGGCTGACCTGCGAAGTCTCCACCGCAGCGGCCACTATTAGAGACAAACCACAAACTTTCGCTTTTGATACGGCGGTGGACACGCTCCTCTTGCCGCTGGACCACAATACGCCTTGTAACTTCGCTTCCGACTATAGCCAGTACGGCCTCATCACTCTTATGAGCAAGCTTGAGACGGTGGCCGATCCCGGCAAATCATTTCGCCTTCGATTCTATGAGCAGGCGCTCCTGACCTATCGTGCTTCGTTTCCAAATACAGATAACAAGCCTGCTCTAGCGGCAGACTGCTATATGAAACTCATAAGTATGATTTGGTCCCCTAGATGGGGTCGGCCTGGAGATGCCTATTTAAAAAACGTGGATCAATACAATTGTAGTAACGCCCCGACCTATGGTGAGTGGGTATTAGACCTCTATGCTGATAAGGCGAATAGCAAATCTATCGCTGATGTTAAGTATGATACCTCATGGCCACCTAAGGGTGGATTTGCTTTCGGCTCTGAATATTGAATGCACATCAAGGCCAGCCGCTTATTTCAAAGTTTACGGGGTCATTTCAAAGTTTTTAAGCGCTCGCTAGGGGCTTGTGGTTCTGCTATGCATGGCTCTCTCGCAACTAACTACAGGAGCCAATATGGCCAAGACGACAGAAGAACGCGTAGCCGAGCAAGCCGGACTGATCAGAACCCTACGGGGTCAGGTCAAGATGCATGAGCGGCAGATAACCAAGCTCACCAAGCTGGTGGACAAGCTGATGTCAAAGTAGGATGGCGGCATCCATTAGCGCGATGCGGTACTATACCATAACGCTATGAGCATCATCCGGATTGCCGCGATTGTCTGATGATCCTGGACGTAATGCCGGAACATCATTGGGTGATCTCGTCAATCCGGTTGCCCACAAACCGGCGAAGCTGCCCGCCCATCCTCTGCTTGTGTGCCTGCCTTAGGGCCTGACTATGTGCTTGGGAGTAACCCTTGTGGTCCAGCATATCTGCCGCCCGGTTCACCACCAGTGATCTCCATAGAGCTGAGGTAAACAACAGTGACTGGCCCGGCACATCCCGCAATAGTTCGTTCCGGAGCTTCCTCAGATTTTTGTCCCTGACCTTTTGGTTGCCCTGGATTTCACCGATTACGGCGCCAGCACCACCAGCCATCAGGTTGACGATTGATCCAGCCAGTGGACCAAAAAAATCTGTATTCGACTGTTGCCGCTGTTGTTTGGCCCCGAGTATCTGTCCGACAACATCGGCGCCAAAACTGTCCATTGCCATTTGCAACGGCAGACCGTAGGGCAATTGGGCGACTGCCTTTGTAATGAACTGGGGATCATCCCACTTATACAGGGCATTGCCCTTTGCGGCTTCACGGGCCTGTATGGCGATCATATTCACTGCAGTACACATCACAGCCAGCGCAGCCAGACCCGTGGCCTTACTCGTGAAGCTACGTGAAGGGTTCATGATCGTGGCATATACGGTGCGACGATGGGCAGCAACGGCGAATGAACTGAACTGGGTTAGGGTTTTGCCGAGTTCCGCAGTGATCGATCCGGGTTGACCTCCGAAACTCAATAGTTCTTTATCAGCGAGTCCAGGTGTGAGAACACCCCGCTCCACTGCATCCTGATAAAAAGCCACCAGCTTCTGTTTTAGGGAAATCCCCTGTGTGTTTTCATCGGCGATCCTGAACAGGTTGAGTTCACCCTTTTCTAGATGCCGCTGGTAGAGCTTGCCCCACTCGGAAGCGCCGATATCGAAACGTCCAAGCTGAAAGCGTAAGGCTTCTGGTAGGTCTTCAAACTTGGTTCCTGCTTCGATATACGAGCCTAGGTGTGCATCCATGATGCGAGTGGCGCCTGATTTCATAAAACCGGTCCATAGCTCCAAGCCGGAAAACCTCATAACTAGGTCTGTCATCTTCGCCACGTTGTTTGAAAGTCTGTCTGTGGCATCTGTACCGATACCGAAACGATTACTCACGCTAGACCGAATGCCTTCTGACCAGCTACCTAAATACCTCGCGTAATCGCGGCTTTCCTTGCCTCCACTGGTGAGGATTTTCCCGATCCGCTCAAACACTCCGTGTCCGTAGAACTGCTTCATCGCATGGACTAACACCGGCAAATCAGTAAATCCCCGTAGGACGGCCATTCCAAGTTTGCTTGCCGTGGTCACGTTACGAGCGATACCCAGATAACGAGAGAGTTTCTGATGTTCGGGAATCCACGTATTAGTGAGTTGTTCAAATCTGCCCCTTGCCTTACTCAGGCTTTGACTGCTTGCGCCTTGGTCGGATGCGTGCTTTGCAAGCTTCGCAAACCCTTGTCTGTAGTCGGGGCCGAATAGTTGGATTGCTGCTTGTCGCTGTGATGCCGCTTCTATCCGGGATCGCATACTGTCAAAAAAATTACCTGACCCGAACTGATCGTTCACGGCTTTCCATGCCGCACCACTCGCATAATTAAGTGCTGGTGTTGTATCGGTGCCGAGTTTTTCCCCGAGCATATCAGGGTCTAAGATGCCCTTGTTCTCGGTCATCGTGTCGAATATGGCCGCAGCTAATCCCTGTCTGTGTGCGAGATCACCATGGGTCTGAGGATCAAGCGCCGCACTCATCATACCGACGAATGCTTCTCGCTTATCTTTCATCAGATTGATATCGAGACGTGTAGGAAGTCCCGCAGAGGCCCACGAATTGCGATCACCTAACGAGTTTAGTTTGGCGATCTGCTCCTGTCTGACCCGATACAAGATATGCGCCACATCTGCGGCAAGGGATTTCTGCAATGGTTGTTTCAGGTGTATCTGTTGGTAGGCTTCTACTACGGAATCACGCAAAGCGGGATCACGGGCCAATCGATTTGAATCCCCTAGTAGCTTATCGAGTTGCTGCGCTACTCGTTCACCCGCATATCCCGCATATACCGCGTGACTGATCCTTTCCAAGTTCAGACCGGTTCCGAGTGCTGATTGAAACAACATCCCGTTCAGGGCCTTGCCTGGGTCGGTTCCCCCGGCAATGGCACGGTCAATCGCTTTGGCGTTCTGTACGTGCTTGGCTTCATTCGCGATCTTGCGGGAGGCAGTTCTTGCAAAAGCTTTTGCGTCTTTCTGAACCACTTGGTCTAGAAGTTTCTCAACTACCCCCCGGACTTCTGATCCGGTGTTCGCATGCTCTAGTTGCTGGAGGATTTGGCGCGAATCCATCCCGGACTTATCCAAGGTCTTAGTCAGGTCCTTATAGAAATTCTGAACCTTGGCCCATTCAGCGGCATCAACGGCTGCGCCCAATGTAGTTTCAAATCTGATTTTGCATCCTTCGCTCATTTGTCGTTATTCCATGCGGATTTCTAAATTGCCAGGTTTCTGGCATCCGCTTTGTTTGAGTTCTACTAGTTAGGCCTCCAGCAAGCACAGGATTGAATCAATCAGGGCCTGCTTGCGGTTCGCGATTGTCGCGGCTTCCTGCAAGATTTTCTGAACCTCTGGAGACTGGCGGGCTAACTCGTCAAGTCCTAGGATGTCCCGGAACTTCTGGAGTTCATCGTGGAGGTTGTCAGGGGTCACATGATTGATGCCCGCCTGAATATCGGCGATATCATCAACTCGCGTATACCCGTCTAGCGCATCTGATTCCCTGATACGTTGCGCGATCTCATCCGCGTTCAAATCGATTGCATCGGGAACCTGATATTGTTCGGGAAAACTCTTGTAGGTGAATGCGGGTCTCTCCCGTGGGTTCTCGTGCATATGGGTCCAGAGAAGATCACCGATTTCTCGCTTTGTCGCGTCTACTGGAAAATCAATCCCGCGATCCTTCGCGATGTAGCGGAGCATCGGAGTTTGGGCGATCCAATCCACTGTGTAGTTCCACTGATCGTGAGTGAGCACGGATAGCTTTTGAAGAAGTGGTTCCACGCGGATGTTGCCCCGGCGAAAGCTCTTCGCGTCCAACCCAAATATGGTCCGTGACCTCAAAGCCTTCTGGAAGAATTCCCTTAGTGGGGTCTCTTTGATCTCCCCCAGGTGTCCCGGTGATTGTCTTGCCTGCAATACCCCCGGAGGTGTTGCCGATTCTGGAAGCCTTGCCCGTTCCACCCGGTTATCCGCGTTCTGCTTCAATGCTTGCTCTACCATCGCGTCACGAATTGCCCTTGATCCGGTGCTTTCCACACTTGGCGCGGCTTGCTTCACTCCCTGTATAGGCTCAGCCTGATATAGAGCCTGCCTGAGCTTGGGTTGGAGGGTTTCGGCTAGTGCCGTGTTCTCCGGACTGATCGGGCCTGTAGGGGCTTGAATTCGGGTATCCCGGAGGATTTCCCCGGTGTTCGGATCAATCAGCACACGGTTACCAGCATGGTCCGTGATGATCTGAGATTCTCTTGGACTATCCGGGTTAATGAATTGATTGCGGAATTGCTCATCCGTCTGGGTCTTTGGCCCTTTCTGTCTGGTCTCCGGTGTGATCGGTTCGATTGGATTGTCAGGCGGTGGGCTATATGGCTCTGGCTTGGAAGGGATAACGTTCCCCTCCTGATCCACGGACATTCCCAGGTCCAGACCTCTTGCACGTTCACCTAGTCGCGCCAGACCGTGGCCAGCGGCGCCTAGCAATCCCCCGACAGTACCCGCAAACAGGAATGACCTAGCGATCTCTCCGGGTGTCTCGGGCATTCCCTGGACCCGGTTGAGTGCGGCACCACCTAAGACGGTAGGTGCGGCTATAACTGTGTTGGCAATGGCTCCGCGAAGAATGGCACGGCCTAAACTGGTTGCTTCTGCGGCCTCACCCACACCGATCAGGTTTAGGGGATCGGGAACCGCACCGGCAACATTGGCGCCAAGATAGGCGAGATATCCGCCCGTGGTGGAATTCGCGAGTAGCTGATTTTCCATAGAGCGGTCTCTCTGCGCTTGAAGTGTGGCGCGGAGTGACTGGTGGGTCATGCCGGGTTGATACGATAGACCAAGATCACCATAGCCGTACGAGTTGAACTCATCCTGACTGAGTGGTGTATCCAAGCCCTTACTCAGGAATGGTGTTGCTCCTCCGAATAATCCCACGGAGGTATTGTCCAAGCCGGATTTCAGACCCTGATTGATCAGGTCGGAATAGCTGGACGGTGGAGCGTAAACACTCGGGGCTGGATTAGGTGTGTTGTTCCGAATGAATGGGGAGAAATCGGCCATCAATTATTGTCTCCGGTGTCCATGCCCTGACCTAGTGCGAAATATTGCCGGGCTGCGGTTCCATTTCCGTCTGCGCCATCGATGCCCTGTGCGTAATCCAGAGCACCACCAACACCCAACAGATGCGACACGGCTAGGTATCCACCGATATCACGCGGTGATGTACCGGAGTTGATCAGGCCATGAGATTTCAGACTCAGGAAGTTACGATAGGTGAACTGCCTAAAGACGCGATCCTGTAGAGCCTTATCCTTCAAGAATCCCTGCTTGCCTCCTGGAATAGTCCAGGCGTTCGGGTCATTCAGGATTTCCTTTTGAGTGCGATTGCCCTTGAACGCAGATGGATCGATTAGACCCGCATCTGCAAGGGCCTTGGCGCCCATCTGGTAACGGCCGAGATAACCACCGGCATTCTCAGCGGAGTAATTGTTAGACCGTTCACGTTTCCCGATCAGTTCGGCGTATTTGTCAAACTGTGGTACTGGCTGTGGCCCGATTATGGCTTGTGCGTTGCTGGTGGCACCGGTTGGGGCATAACCCATATGGGTCTTGATCGCGTCCATCCCCACTGTGCGGGTAAGACGCTCGATTGTCTGGAGTGGGCTTTCCTGAATGCCTCCGATTGTCTGTCCACGTTGTGCGGGATCGGCGAAGGCCTTGGTAACCGCGTCTCTCACCGTTTGAGATTTCAACGTATAGAATTCTTTCACCCCAGAATCACCCAGAGCCTGCAATGCCCATTCAGGGGTTTGTCCTTGGCGGATCACAGCACTAACCCCATTCAGAATATTCTGATCCTGCTTGTTGCGGGTAACACGTGCCGCGAATGGATCGCTAACTAGCCCTTCTTTCCGGGCCATCACATTTGCACGTAAAGCCGTATCCTGCGGGTTCTCCGGTTCTGTACCGGGCTTGAACCCCACACCCTTTCCGGCTGGAGTTGGCACTTTTACATTCAATGTCTGAGGATCGGTCTGCACTCCACCTTGCCAAGATCGGGATGCAGCACTATCGCTAACCGGTGCTGTGGCCTTAGCCCCAGGCTGGACCCGAACAGCACCATCCCAAGCACCGGGTTGTGTATGGTTCGCGGTGTTCCGTGCGTAGTTCCGATTTGCTCCACGGATCGATCCATCACGTTCAACAATTAGGAGCTGCGAACCCGTAGGGGTCTGCTGATAATAGGCCTTACCCGTGGTCAAATCCTGTACGGCAAACCCGCCGTTCTGTGGAACCAATCGGGTTCTTGTGGGATCAGCAAGAGCGGCGCTCATCTCGGAATTCAAATACTGTTGGCCCTGTGGACCCAACACCAGATTGTTCCCGGTGGGACTTGCCGCGATATCATCCAAAGTTTTGTTCACCGCCTTAGGGTCCACGTCTTGAGGAACAAGCATCTGTTCCCCATTGATCCGGACCTGCTTCTGTCCTGCGGTGAGTGTGGTCAGTGCCTTCTGTGTGGCAGAGGAATCATTCAGGCCCTGGCCGAGATAGTAGCGATACACATTCGCGAAGTTCGCTTTCATCTGTCCGGCTTGATCTGGGTTCGCAAAAACTGTCTTGTCCGGAAACGCGGTATCAAATGCCGTGTTTACATCCTCCCGCTTTGCGTAGGTCTCCAGAGCTTTTGAATTATGTTCGGCAAGCAATATGGTCTGTGCCGCCTGTGACTGGTTCTGGTTGATCAGTTCTGCCGCCTGTCTCTGGCCCGGTGTGAGTTTCAAGGCGTCTGCAATTTTCGTGAAGTTCCGGGGATAACGATTGCGGATATCAGCCAGGGTGTTTACTTGGGTTGCCGCGTCCGGTGCGCCGTCCAGGGTGTTCTTGTATCCGTCCAGCATCACCTGAGGGAGAATCAGGGAATTTGCATTGCCAGTCTTTGAGACCACATCGGCACGTGCCGCATTCAGTCCCTCATCCGTACTCAGGTCATACCTTTCATATGTCTTAGGCGCATACGCTTGCGTTGCTGCCCATGGATCAGACTGGAAGGCCTGGACCTTTGTTGACTGTGCCTGAGCCAAACTCAAATAGGTTTCCTGTAGCAGCTCTTGTTCTACAGGATCGTTACCCCGGTAGTTCTGCGCTTTGTCTCTGGCATCCTGCACCATGGCAACGCCCGCATGAAGCGGAGCCGCCTTCAACAGGTTCACTACGTTGCCCACTTGCTGGGCTTGCTGCATCTTCTTGATGTTTAGGTCAATCGTTGCGGGTTCATATCCAAGCTTGCCCATCATATCGCGGGTTGTGGTTTCAATGATGGGTTGACCCATGCCCTGCTCTGCGAGCTTGAGCTGTGCGTTCCATCTGTTCTCAAACACAGTGCGATCAGCGGCGGAAGCCTGTAGGTTCAACGCCCTTTGTTGATGCATCTCCGCGATAATCGATTGCCTCTGATCTATCGTTAGCTTGTTCAGCTCCTTATTGTTTGGGTCCATCACCTGCTGAGTAAGCGCGTTTACGTCAAAGCCCTTGTTGACCAAGCTAATGTAGTTGGCCTTAGCAATGCTCACAGCGGCGTTTGTCTGAATTTCCAAAGCCTGAGCCGGGGTCATGATACGGCTGTGGACCGCTTGAGCCGTCTGCAGCTGAATGCGGGCTAACTCGGTGTCTACGTCCGCAGTGTGGCCATCTTGGAGTGCCTGATTCTGGATCGAAATGAGATTGTCAGAGATGCCTTTTCCGATATCCACCGCTTGTTGCTGGCGGTTCATCGTAATCAGGCGATCTTGGATATTCGCTTGCACCCGGTCCGCTGAGCGGTTCCACATGTCTTGGAGTTCGGGTTGAATCTGAACAGGAACATTCCGGAAGAACTTTACCTGAGCGTCTTTTAGCGCCTTCTGATAACCGTCTGGATCAGTCTGGTATTGCCGATCAAGCCCGGTCATTGTCTGGCGTAGTTCCCGCTCCTTGTTCATTCCAAAGGCTTGTCTAGCCCCTTCATTGTAAGCGCGATCTGAAATTCCTCCGAAAAAGCCAATTGGCTTTTGTTGTAGCTGTCCAGACTTGTCCGCTTGCTGATCCTTGTAACCCTGCTGGGCCGAGTCCTGGGCTTCCTGCCTTTGTGCGTTCTGGATCAGATTGGAGCCAAACTCCATAATCCCGGAGTAGTCGATAGGCTGAGGAATGCGAGCCTCTGGTGGTGGCCGCACATTGAAATCTTGAACTTGATATGTCGGAATTACTGGCATTCTTTTATCCTGCTGTAGGTGTCTGGGTTCCGGCTGCTGGGGTTCCACCGTATCCGCCGTTCATCATGGTCATTGCTTTTCCAGCGGTCCCGATAAGAGACCGGAAAGCCTGATTGCTCGCTGAAATCGCCGCGTTCTTCCCGTCTGCTTTGGTAACTGCGGCCTGATTAGCCGCTCCTATGTCGGCCTGATACTGTTCACTCCCGAAATCTGCGGCGGTGCTCGCGTAAACATCTGCGGGGGTGCCTGCTGATGCATCGAGGCCTGATGCCCCATAGAGTGCCGCTTGCTGACCAATCAAGGCATCACGTCTGCGGGCTCTGTCTGCTGCCTGAACCTGATTTGCATTATCGATATATTCGGCTTGCTGCTTGGCCTGTGCTGCCGCCGCATTGCCTGATTGGATGGAGGTAACCGCGCCCATTGCGGCGGAGGCCACCATCATTGCTAGGCCAATTCCCATAATCACAGGAGGACACATCTCTTTTTACCCTCTATTCAGCCTGAGCATACGCAGGCTATTAAACTCAAATCCGGTATCCACGAATCCCAAGTTCAGATGCCATCTCATGCGGGCTCTGTTTCCCTGATGAACAAGAAGCTGAATGATCTGTGTGGGAAACTTCTCTTTCAGGGTTTCAATGTAGCTGAGTGCATACCGTGTAAGCTCCACCACATGCTTAGTTGCGAGGTCCGTTCCGAACCCCCACAAATTCACGGCGTTATGATTGAGCTGATACCCGAACACGAAAGCACCCACGCTATTTACCTTGGCCACTAAAGGGTGCCCGTCCGGGATCATGAACCACTCAGGGGTGGCCCCCTGTACCACATTCATTTCCAGGCGATCACCGGCTCGGATATTCGCCCAAACAAATCGCATCTCTTCCAGGCTAGGCTTTACAATCTCAATCATGCTTGGCCCGCCTTATAGGTGATGGTGAGGTTCGTGATTGTCATTGGCACCGGCTGATCCGTCTCAATCAAAATGGTTGGGTCATACTGTTGCCCTGGCATGTTGTTTACAGTTACATGGGTTGGCCCGGTCTTAGGCGTCGGGTTCGTGTCAAACATCTCATTGTCGTAGTAGCGGAACCCCACCGGATATTTCTCGTTCACGGTTGCCGCTAGACTTCCATCAAACGTGATCCCTACTTCCTTCAACGCGATTGGACGGCGACCTTTTAGGCTTGCACTAGCTAGCTCTGGTGCAACCGGCATAGTCTCTAGGGTCCGGAAATATCTTAAGCCCGCAAATGGGTTTGTGACTGCATCGGGTGTGGTGAAGTGGCCGGTTCCATCGGTGGTGAAATCACCGATCACGGCAAGGCCAGACGAGTCATTTACGGTAACGCTGATATCAGTGAATGCGATTGCGTCCGGAAATACCCACGAGGTTCCAGTGCCGTTTCCTTCGCACCAATGATCCAAGTATACGTCTTGCTGGTTTTCAAAGACCTCCAGGTAGAGGCGCTGAACACCATTGATTGTGCGGTTTACCAGAAAGTATGCCTCACTCACCACACCCACCCGCGAATCCTGCAAGGAGTGAACCACGCAGGAATCCAAGAACAACCCATTCGGGGTGTCCCAGGTCGCCCAAGCACGCACATTAGAGCGGCTGTCATAGGTAAGTGTGGCGACTATCCCCGAAGTGGTCGGGACCAACAGAATGTTGCTCTGAGTGTCGCGGTAATTCATAAGCAGTGCGAGGCGGCGAGGAAGCTGTAGCTTCTGCAACAGGTCTACAAACATGTCGTGGGCATATAAAGTCAATGAAGCTGTTAAATAGCTATCCGTTCCGAAATCGTAGTTTAGTGTCTGCACCTGCTTGCGATCCTGGGTGATGAACAAGACCTGACCATCAACCGTGATGATTGGGAGGTTGACGCTACCCACGGCGGTTTGCTGATAAGCCTTCATCGGCTTAGTTGGCGTGACTAGTGCGTCTGTCCCCTCTAGGGAGAACTCACCATCAGAACACATCGCCACCATTCCCTTACGAGATTGGACGATGTTATAAACACTGTTGTTCTCTCCAGAAGAGACCAGAAACTTGAACGTGTAAGCGTCGGTGGTTTTGGTATCATCGAAATTGAAGTAATCTGAGACATTCCGGGCTGCGATTGAATTTGGTAGATCGCGTATTCCCGCCACGCAAAGGCGATCACTAAAGAAAGTGCCACAGCCTGGATAACCCTTGTGGGGTCCCCACATCTGTTCTTGCCAGCTATTTGAGTTGCTAGTAGCTGCAACAGCTACCGTGACTATTCCGGTGACCTTTAGGCCAAACGCAAACACCACGTTCTGTAGATCGAACGTTGCACCATTCGTGACGCGGATACGGAAACGAGTGTTCCCGGCATTGCTTGGCACATCGAACCATTGCATAACGCCAGTAGTGAGCGTTACTCCGGTGAGCGTTCCCACCTGAACGGCACTCGTGAATGCATCCACCGAATCTGTTTCAAACACGAGGTCAACGGTTGCGGTGGTGTTGATCTGAATGCCGACTATCTCAACTTTCTGCGAAGTGGAGCCCCAGGAATATCCGATCCATCCGTTAACACCGCAGTTGCATGTGGTGGCTGCTGCGTCGAATGCGTTTGCTGCTGTACCTGCTGAGGCTAGCGCGGTTCCGCCCGTTGCGTCTTGAGGAAAGCTGTTAGTCCGGACAATGCCGTCTGTTCCCGTAGTCACCTGTGGCTTAATCAGAACACCCTGCGAGTAAACAGCGCTGAAATATGGAAACGTCCCATCAAGAGCGAGTGTGCAAGTTCCACCCACTGTAAGGGTTCCACTTGCCGTCATCTTCTGGGATTGATTGAAACGATAGAAGGGATAGTTGATCCAAGCAATATCACCGATACCCCACTGTGAGTCTGTGGTTCCATTGCGGAATAGTTTTTTCACCGGATAGCTTGGGTGAAAGATCATCATCCGGTCTAGCTGCTGACACCACTTAATCCGGCGTAGATCAGCGGCTGAGTATGGATGAGCTATAGTTGCCTTGAGTTGGCGGTTCCTGAAAATGTAAATCAGATTGTTCGGCATGAACGCCAACAAGTACTCCTGATCACGATTGTACTTGTAGTTCACCATGATTGCCTTGTTGAAATCCACCGATGATAGGCCTGTGAACTCGTACAGGAACCCCAGGCCACGACGGCGCATTACACCGCCATGCGGGAGCATGATCACATTGTTTACCTGCAATGCACCGCTGATATATTCCTTTAGATCGGTACGGCCTCTCATATACGGGCCTAGATAACCCGTATTGAAACTAACATGTGGTTCAACCCAAACTCCCATTATGGACGCCCTCCACGACGACGGGCCAGCACTTGGCTAGTCGTGATGAATGGACGAGCCCCACGGGACATTGCGTCACGTTCCTTAGCTGCCTCGAATTTGTCTGCTACCTCCTGCCTCAGGCGAGCTGCCACAGCCCCCTCACCTAGCAGAGGTTCCTGAGCCTCGTAGGCGAGTGCTGCAATCGCGTATTGTGCAAAGAGCGGATCAAACAATTCCGAGTCCACGTCACGCTGGTAATTCGTGAACACTCTTTCAGAGTTCCGGAGAACGCGGCCATTTTGTATGGCGTAATCCACGGGTGTTTCTGATTCGTTGAAGAAACTGTTTCCGCTCAAATAGTCGGAAGGCAGCAGAAACCGATAGGTCCACTTAGAAGTCGCTGGAGCCGCGATCTCTCGGGATAGCTCCATCTCAAACTTATTGAAGTTCCAATCATACCGGGCCAGACAAGCAGGCTTCACAACGGGCCAGAGCTGCCCAAATACCTCAGATTCTTTCGATCCATCATCAAGACTTTCAATCTTGGCCTTGCCAAGTTTGGTGCTTGCGGTGCTCATAATATCAAGATCATTCATTGTGCGTTTTCTCCCGAGGTATTTAGGAAAAACGCAAAGGGGAGCCTTTCGGGCTCCCCTTTCTGTTGTGATCCCCTGGGGACTTAGAAAGTCTTGCGAGAGATGATGTATACCACGTAGTTCTTTGCAGATACGCTAGCGCCACCAATCGTCAAACGCAGAGCAGTGTCTGCGGTGTAACGATAACCAAGTCCCTTGGTGATGTTACCGGAACCGTCAAAGGTGAGGTTGACGTTCGTAGTAACAAAGCCAGTTGAGGCCGTGGAAGCGGCACTGATGAAACGGGAAGTGTCCGTTGCGTCTCCTAGAGAGACGGTAGCGGATGCGGTTCCTTCTGCATAAACCTTGATATCCAGAATCTGGCGACCATTGCGGATGATGCCTTTACCGTTTGCGTCCGTAAGGTCGTAGGTATCGGCGGCACTCGCAGTGAGAGCACCTAGAGGAATCACGTCGTATTCCACATCGTAGTTCTGAACGGTCTTAGTCAAGTTAAGTGTATTAGCTGTCATTGTTGGACCCTCCTATTAGTCGTTAATGTCGGCGTACTTCACGCCCTTTGGGTCCACAACGGCGAAGCCGAAGAAACAACGAGCTGTGAGCAGATAAGCACCTGCCTTAAAGTCGTAGTCCACACGCATTTCCATATCCTTCACCTTTGCAATCTTGGCCCGGTTGATGTTCCAGAACCAATTACGGCGCTGGGAAGCTGCTGGGACCAACAGGTTAGGATGGGTGACGGTCTGGAACCCGTACAGTGGTGGCAAGGTACCATTCTTGATCATGTCGTTCTGGTACCAGAAGTTATTCTTGAGGTTGGTATCCCCGAGAATATCTAGTTCACCACCGGGTGAGATTGCGGCGTTGAACATACCCGGCTTTACCTGGAACTCAGAGGTCACGAAAGCGGCGCGGATAGTCTGCCAGCTAGCATCGGCTAGTGAAGCCACAGCGACGTTAGCAGGAGCACCAGCGGTGCCTGGAGAAGTGACCGCTACTTGCAGGCGAGACAGAATGTAGGCGTCTACACCCTGGCCAAGAGCAGGCATAATCAACTTAGTATAATTTGCGCGAGCATCATAATTGACCTTAACGGCGTCAAAGTCATCGATACCGGTCTGGATCGCGACACTAACGATAGGTGCTGGTGCGTCATCGCCATCAACCTTAGCAATCTCGTAGTTTTCAAGAGAGCCCTTGTTGATCTGAGCGGTAAGACGGCTCAAGCGGGTGAAGTGATGCTGTTTGGTGCCAGATGCTGTTTCACTGGCGAACTTATCCCAGAGCAACCGTTCTGGCTGCTGGGCTTCAATGTTTACCTCATTAGTCCAAGTTTCGGACAACGTGGCTAGGTTAGCTGCTGATGTCATTGCGTGTTTTCCTCCTTGCAATTCAGCGTTGAGGAATCCACTCGCAAAGGTGTTCTCTGCTTGGCCGCTCCCTCGGGAGGTGTTCGGCTGCTTGAGCTTTCGGTGTATTCGTGCGGGTATTTAGGGGAGATACGAAAAAGCCCGCACTAGGCGGGCTTTCGTTAGATGCTTCCCTCTCGCTTAAGCTTCTCCATCTCAAGCGCTCTAGCGGCTGCTTGATAGCGTCCGTGTTCTGGGTGGCTTGAGTTCTTGTAGATTTCAGACCCCATGATCCGTTGCAATTTCCGGCGAATATCCGTGGTCACTTCATGGCTTGGAGCGTCTGTGTTTGTGATCATCCCCTGGTCTGCAGCCTTCAAACGAGTATCGTTTAGGAACTTCATTCCCTCTACTGTGGTCCGTAACGGACCCCAGATACCCGGATCAAGGTTAGCCCTAGCCCATGACATAGCAGCCTTACCGGTGCCCTCATAATCCTTGCCCCATTCCCTTTGAAGCTGTGCCAGACGCTGTTCCTTGGTAGAGAAATCAATTCCGTTCAATTGGCCGTATGCCTCATAGTCCTTCACACGGGCGTCCGTGTGGACCTTCAACAAAACCTTTGCCGTGTCTGGTTTGATGCCCTCTTGGCGGCAGATTTCCAAGAACCCGTTGAACGCCTCTTGGCCTCCACCGTAATCCAAGTCCAACTCAATTTCCTTGGCGTAGCCATCAAAGCCGGTCCAATCATGTTCAACCGGTGCCCCTTCCTGGGTCTGGATCGGATCGGCAAATCCTGGGTTCTTCTTCTGGAGATGATCCAGGAGGTTCTGGTAGCCCTTCTCAAGCTCATCTGCCCGCTTGTACTTGCCTGCGTAAATGCGAGGTTCTGCCTCAGCCTCAAACAGACTATTCTGATTCTGGCTGTTTGGTGGTGACCGTGACCGGCTTAGCTCGGCGGCATTTTGGGCGGGACTTGAAACGCCCGCGTTTGTCCCTTGGACGGTCGAGCTTGAGAGATTGGGATTTCCTGATCCCTGATTCACGCTCTGCGATACGTTCCCTGTACCTGCGCTCAACCCGGTTCCTGCGCTTCCTTCTGTACTCATCTAATTTTTCTCCTGTTTCTGGAATGGTTATCTTTTCTGGGTCCCCGCCGTATTGGGTGTATGGGCGGATAAAATCGTCTGTGAGTTCCTGAGCCATTGCGGGATGTTCAAAGTAGAACACCCGTAGTGGTCCCTCAGGTGGCAACGTGAAGAGGATGAACCTCTCCCTGAGCCACTTCACCACGATCTGATGCTTATGCTTATCCTCACCGGCGAGCATTCCCCATAGGTAAGCGGGAATCTTCACTGCCCATCTAATGCGGGTGGCGCTAGGTCTTACGGTCTTATCGTCCACGGGCCATGCTCTCAATCATCGCTACGAACTCATGGCGGGCTAAGTTGTAAACACATGCCGTGGGGTTAGGCTCGCCTTTATCGAATTGCTGATTTACCTGGGCTTTCCAGCGTAAGAAGTCCAAGACAACTTGACCATGCTCGGTTCCAAACACGGCGCGGAATGTTTCTTTGAACTCTTTCATGGTTCCCTTGCGTCCACTGGGCAAGGTTATCTCGGGGGATAATTGGGTTTTTTCGTTCATCTCATCTAACTCATCTAATCTTGGTCTGGTATTTACTGGCTAGGTGCTCCCCCTCTGCCCTGTAGGAGCTGCATCACCCCTTGTAGGGATTGCAAACTAAGGTTTGTGGAATTCCGTGAACCTGATGGAGCCTGTCCACCCTGCGCCATTGCAGCGGAAGCCATTGCGGCTTGGCTCTGCTGTTCCTGTTGCATAATCTGGGTAGCCTGATCATCGGAACGGATAAAGCGAGCTGCCACACCCAAAGCTGGAAGAATATCTGCGAGCATTTTTCCGGTATCAACGCGAGCCGCTACCTCTTGAGGGCCGAAACTCTGCATTGCATATTGTAGACCCTGGAGGTTCTGTTGTGCCTCTTGCTGCTTGAGCACGCGAGAGAGAGCCGCGTTAGTGTCTACCTCAAAGAGATTCGAAAGTGACTGAACCTGCCGGGAGATACCCAGGCTCTTTAACCGGGATAGATCAACTACCCGAAGCTCACCACGGCGGAACAAGCGATAGGCCACTTGCTGAGCCACTGGAAGGAGTAGCTCTTTCTCGATACGCAAAGCGGGCTCACCTATCTGAGCTTCAAACTGTGCTTTGAGAATCTGAGCAACCCCCTCTTTCATGTACTGGACGCCGTCTTGTGGCATCTGTGAGGCCAGCATGTGGGCCTTGATCCGCAAGGTTAAGCGGTCGATCATCTGAAAATTGAGCTGAAACTGTCCGGGAAACTCCACTGGTTCAATTTTGTGATCACCATGACGGGGGATGATACATCCCGGTTTCATCGTCTGGGTGATTGCGTCTACTTCGCCAAAACTATCTGCATTGGTTTGCCAAAATCCGTTAGCCGCCCATTCACTGAATTGTAGAGCGTCTTTCTGAATCTGATTGATGCTTCTGATATCTGGGAGAGCATCACGAGCGGGACTTGTTCCCCAGGCCTGTCCGGTGATCCGTCCCCATCTTGCGACGATATACGGGTTTAGTGCAATCTCAGCCTGAAACAGAATTTCACAATCACCACCGTACCAGACAACATAATTGTATTTGTCATTCTCATTTGGGATAACCCGCTCCACAACATTCACCGTCATGCCTGGATTGTTAGTGATATCACGCTTGAGTTTGTCGGGAGTGTTCCAGTCTTTGCGCTGTAAGAGTTGGCGGCCCCGCATGATGTGAGCACGGAACACGCAATCAACTTGAGATTTCGTTTTGTCCTGGAGGATGTACAACTCATCCACCGGAACCGGGATAAACCGGATTGGTTCATCTGGGATATCGTGGATCAGCAAACAGTACGTGCCACCTACAATGGCGTCTTGTAGAACCTCCATCACTTTCATGTAGAACTTGGACTGGAGGAAAAATTTATGGAGCTTGAGGTTTGCATCCTCAAGCGCTGCACCCATCGATGACTTGAGACTTGTCCGGTTCTTGAATGAATCGCGGACAGTAATCTCCGCGAATGGACTGCTCTGGGGGATCAGGAGATTTGAGATATTCGTGATTAGATCATGAACACATTTGGTTGCGGTGCTGTCATAGATGAATTCGCGATCAATTTGGTTGATCGTTTCCAGCATATCCATTCGGAAGCGGCGAGCCGGAAGGACCATATCATAAACGTCCTTCAACTCTGTCTCATGCATCTGTCGTTCTTGCTTGGCCTTCTCAAAAAGTTTCTTTAGGTCTTCTTGTGAGATCAAAGGTTATAACCCCCGTTCTGATTTGGGATTCCAGTGATCCCGGTTAGGTTATTGATCAGAGCCGCGCGTCCCTGTGCGGCTGCTGCGCGGGTGCGTTCATCTGCGGCTGCCTGCTCTGCGGCGGCATCCTCAGAAGCCACTGAGGGTTGCTTTGTCTTTGGAACTTTTGGTTTGCTGCACATGCTGGGCTCCTTATTCAAATAGGGTGTTTGAGAAGCGGCGGCGTTTGGTCCGCCCTACTCCTAGATTTCCTGGGTTGGATGAGCCCATGTTTCCCACGATGGTTCCTGGAGCACCGATACCGCCTAGGTCTGCGTTATCGACAAAGCCAGCCCTTCTACCGTTGCTTTCCTGAGCCTGCTGTAAAACGTTGGTGGGAGTTTCTGGCGCAGCCACAGAATTGACCTGATTGAGCACGTTGTTCACGAGCTGCCTCGCTGCATCGGCTGGGCTTTGAGCGCCTGGGTTTGGAGCTGAGCTAGATGGGGTGCTCGTCTTGTTTGGGGTGAGCATCTGGTTCAGGGTTCTATTGCCACCACCTGAACCACCATCGTGGTTGCCGCTGTTTGAAGAGCCACCGCCTGAGGAGCTACCGCCTCCACGATCAGCGCCGGAATTGTCACCGCCCATGCTGTTCCCGATACCGAACTGAACAAATCCCGCTGGATTGACTCTGCGTGTGGAACCGATCCGCTGTAAGTAAGCCTCCACCTTGGGAGCCTCACTCTTGTTCAAGACGTAAACTTCTACGTCTCCTGGGACCTTTGCGTTTGCGGCTGTGCGGATCACATCTAGTGCCGCTTTAGTCGTCTTATCAGATGCTGTTGAAGCCATGAAAAAACCCTCTGGTTAGAATTTCAGAGGGTATTTAGGCGGGCCGGATAAATCTGAGCCTCGACGAGGCTTTTTTCTGGCGGCAGTCCATTGTACCTTTCAAATGTAGTGTCGTCTCGTGAGCCTTGGTTCATTCAACGGATTGAATAGGAAACGGTCTTATCAAATTAACCTTTAGGGAAGCTGCTTGATGGTTGGCGATAATGAAGTTCGCGATATTTCAGCTAATTTTAAAATCGAACACAGCGGCCTGTCTGTTGGCGGTAAGAGTCGCGCGCTCACTGTGCTTGATAATCTGTTAGGGAGTGGGTTGGATATTTTCGCCCAACCTATGGCCATGTTAGCACAATACCTACAACATAAATCTGAGAGGCAACAAATCCGCCTTCAGGCCGACATCGACAGAGAGCAGCGGGCTATTGCGAGATTCACAAGTAATGAGGTCAGGAAGCAAGAGAACTTAGACGCCATCGCAGCGAAAATTCAAGAGGAGCTAATGGCTCCGGACATATCTACACAAGACGAAGGAACACGCGATGACTCTGCTAGAATTGACCCGGATTGGCTAAACAAATTTACGAACTACGCTGCTGAAGCAACGAGTGAACAACTACGAGAGATGTGGGCAAAGATTGCTGCTGGTGAAATTCGACGCGTGGGTTCATTTTCTCGTTCGACGTTGAGAGTAATCTCAGAGCTTGATGCGGAGGTAGCCGCTAAGTTTCAGAATTTGATGATTAACCGCCTGCACGAGGGAATTCTTCCGCGTCCAGCAGGGATTACGAATCAAGAGCTTTTCGATCTCTCTCTGCTTGAAGAAGTTGGCTTACTTCAGAGCATAAACGGTGAACTTGAACACTCAGTCCCAGTTAGAGACGGTGCTTGTGTTTATTATAATGGCAGTGCTGGGCTAAAAGTAGTTGTTGATCACCCGCTTTCCATCACCATTGCGATGATAACGAGAGTGGGCCGAGAAATATGTTCAATACTGCCACCCGAACCGGACGATAGATCACTTCGCTATATCGCAACGATGTTACCGGAGGGATCGAGAATTGAGCTAGGAAAGCTTGTAGGATTCACTCCGGATGGTCTGACCAAGAAGTTTCTAACTACGGAAGTTCTAAGGGACAGGTAAGTTAGACGGATGGCCCCTTTCGGGGCCTTCATGTTTACTTCGGTATCTTCACACCAAATTTGATCTTGTCGATTTCCTGTTTCAGGTACTCGATACGCCTTAGGTTCCTACCATACTCACCGCCAACATTTTCAGGTGCATGTCCTTGCATTTGATCGGCGATTTCCTTGGGAATGTTGGCGAGACGACTATGGGACTTCCAAGTGTGGCGGAAGCTGTGATAGGTCAAAGCACGTTCCGTCAAACCAATCTTGTCCATGAAGCGGGCAAACCACTTTGAATATTCGTGGGCCACTTTCTTGCCTGTCGGGTGATGATTGAAGATCATTCCCTTGCGGTCTTTCACCCAGGCGATAAATCCAAGCTTGGTCAGTTCCTGATGCACAGGGACGGTTCGCTTTGATTGTTTTGTCTTGAGAGATTTTTTTCCGTTCTCGGAATACGTGGTTATCTCAAGATACCAAGTCTTTCCGTCATCCTGCTTTATGTCGCCGCGCTCTAGCTGGCATAGCTCCCTGAGCCGTGCTCCCGTGAACAGACCCAACACGATCAGCCAGTATCGATAATCGCGAACCTTTTGGGTTCCTGCCTCAAAGACAAATCGCTCGTCTTTGCATCCCTTGAACAAGGGAGCCGAGAATATCTTCTCCAGGTGGTGCTTTTGGAAATCTTCGCGTTCAGTCTGGACTGATGTTTCGGTCTGATCCTTCACCAGAATTCCGTCACGTGGGTTTGTGTCGGTGTATCCCTCCGACACGGCCCATTTGAACCCCATCCCGACATAGCCGAGATAACCTTTGACGGTTCGCGGAGAGATGGTCCGCGCCCATACCTGCTTAGGGACTTCGCGTATATTCATGGCATCCGCTTTATCCCCGTCCTGCCGTCCCACTGGATAGGCCAAGAGGATATCCCGGTATTCCCGGATATGATCCTTGGTCACTTCATGGGCGGGTAGATCGCCAACCAGCCGGATCAGCATATTAAAGGTTCGGTTCAGTTCCGCCCGATACTGGGGGTTGTCCTGCCTGGAGCTGACTACGTTGTCCCTGATCCCGGATAGGGTGATGGTCTTGGCGGGTGTCACCGTGGCAGGGGTAGCAGCCACCGGCCTGGACCGGACTGGAACCTTCGCGGGTACCTCCGAGACCGGGAGAACCACACCCTCCGATCCCAGAACCTCCTGGAGTAGATCGGCCCGATCCCGCCCGGCGATCCCCCGTGGATGGCAGAACCCATCTAGGGCCTGTTCCAGATCGGCCTGGGTATCAAAGAGGCTCCCATAGGCGGCTTGGCCCGCGAACGGCTCCAGGAACAGCCGGGCGGTGGTTTCCAGGTCATGGGACAACCAATACCGTTCCCCCGCCTTGGCCCGCTCTATCTGGTCCAGAAAGCCGCTCACCACGGGACCGGCTTTAACTTTCGCCTCAGCTAAATTTTTGGTCGATAGGGTCTGGAGAAATTCGCTCTTTTTGAATACCGGGCGAAGTTCAGCGGGGATAGCCACGCGAACCCGATAGACGCCAGACTTAGGGTGTTTGCTGACGTAGGACATAGCCATGATTGTATCACCTCTTTGTATCACCGGGGAGCGGAGATAACAGAGGATTTCCAATCACTTAGGTTTTTCAAAGACTTAAAATCGCGATGGTGCCCAGGGACGGAATTGAACCGCCGACACGGGGATTTTCAATCCCCTGCTCTACCAACTGAGCTACCTGGGCGCCTTGGCGAACGGCACGAGCGTGCCTTGCGAAGTTGCGGTCTTGTAAT